CCTGACACACAGATAAAACCTAACCAATCATATGAGCACATACGCTGGGCTGCGCGGTACGCTGTTGCAACAAAGCCTGACGTTATCGTTCACCTTGGCGATCACTGGGATATGCCTAGCCTATCAAGCTACGATGTAGGTAAGAAGTCGTTTGAAGGCAGGCGCTATTCCGCTGACGTTAAGGCGGGTAACGATGCGATGAAGCTGTTCACGGATACGATCAAGGCAGAGCAGAAACGATTACGCAAACACAAGAAGCGAATCTGGAAGCCCCGTCTTATCTTTACGTTGGGTAACCACGAACAGCGCATCGAACGTGCGGTTGAGAACGATGCAAAGCTAGAAGGATTGATGAGCTATGAAGATCTCAACCTCAAAGATTGGGAAGTATATCCGTATTTGCAGCCAGTCATTGTGGATGGTGTTGCTTATTGTCACTTTTTCACTAGCGGTGTCATGGGCAGGCCAGTCACTAATGCAAAACTACTACTGCAAAAGAAACACATGTCTTGCATCATGGGACACGTACAAGACAGAGACATCGCATTCGACAGAGACGCAAGCGGAAAACGAATGACTGCTCTGTTTGCTGGTATTTACTACCAACACGATGAAGAGTATCTAAACCCTCAGACTAATGGTAGCTGGTCTGGGCTGTGGATGCTCAACGAAGTACAGGACGGTGCGTTTGATGAGATGCCTATCAGCATGACGTACCTGCGGAGGCGTTATGGCAAGAACGTTTGATGAAATGCTAGAGCTAATCGCGCACAACATAGACGAAGTGACGTTGATGGAAGTGCTTGAGATAAACTCAGAGGATATTGTTGATGCGTTTGCTGAACGGATACGTAACAACCTGTATAAGTTTAACGGATTGGAGGAAGAAGTAGATGAGTACTAAGTCTGATCGTAACACACCGTTTCCGCGTTCGATAGATGACGCAGCGCCTGCTGAGTGGGACGCTATCAAACGACAGGTAGGCGGTAACCACTACAGTCGGTACGTTATCCAGCCTGTTGACTTCATCATAGCTAACAACCTTGACTGGTGCGAAGCTAACGTGGTGAAGTACATTACTAGGTGGAAGGACAAGAACGGCGTTGAAGATTTACGCAAGGCGCAGCACTACCTTGAGATGTTGATCGAACGTGAAACAAGGGAGAGGTTATGACATACTACGATTTAAAACTAGACGCAGATCAGGCAGACCTGTTAACACTTGCTGTATTAAAAGACACACTAAGTGTACTTGTTAGCATGATTGAGGACGGTTTGGCAGACGCTGGATCCGAAAAACATGTTGAGGCGTTCACGAAAGTTATCAACTATTTTTCAACGCCAGATCAACGTATATGAAAGTCATTGAAGGTAAGTTCGGGATGCAGGACAAAGAAGAAGTCAAGGCTTCTGACATGTTCCAACATCTTGCAGACATTACCGATGTGATGGAAGAAGAAGGCGTTCCGATTGAAGCTGTCGTTGTTATCAAGACTGAAGTGTACGGCATTCAAGTTTTAAGTAACGACATGTTACCAGCAACGGCGCACTTCTTGTTATCAAAAGGAGCAACAGCCCTAGAACTAAACGAGCTTGGAGGCGAGCATGAAGATTAGTGACGTAACAATACGCAACGCAAACAACGGATTCATAATTGAGTGGTACGATGACGAAAGTAGAATTATGATCTACTCAACGATGGACGGACTCGTTGCTAAAATCCGCGAACTACTGGAGGACTAATGGACGCATATCAACAATACATACACAAGTCGCGGTACGCTAGGTACTTACCAAACGAACAGCGCCGTGAGACTTGGGAAGAAACAGTCAACAGGTACGTCACGTACTGGGGTGACAAGCTAGATGACAAGACAGCGAAGGCTGTGTACGAAGCGGTACATAATCTGGATGTGATGCCTTCGATGCGCGCTGTGATGACAGCAGGTGAAGCCCTCGACCGTGACAACGTAGCTGGATTTAACTGTAGTTACTTGCCTATAGATCACCCCAAAGCGTTTGACGAGATGATGTACGTGCTCATGTGCGGCACAGGCGTAGGGTTCAGTGTCGAGCGTCAGTACATCTCAAAGCTACCAGAGATTGCAGAGGAGTTCCATGACACAGACAGTTGTATACACGTTTCGGACTCAAAGATTGGCTGGGCCAAAGCCTACAGGGAACTTATCGCCATGCTCTATAGTGGTCAACTTCCAAAGTGGGACGTGTCTGGAGTACGACCTGCTGGTGCCACGCTCAAAACCTTTGGAGGCAGAGCGTCTGGGCCTGAACCTCTTGAGGATCTGTTCCGATTTACCGTTGAAGTCTTTCGGGGTGCTGCTGGACGAAGACTTAGTTCCATCGAGTGTCATGATCTCTGCTGTAAGATTGCACAGATCGTCGTCGTTGGCGGTGTCAGACGAAGTGCCCTCATCAGTCTCAGTAACCTTACAGATGATCGAATCAGACGATGCAAGTCAGGACAGTGGTGGGTAGATAATCCCCAGCGTGGTCTTGCAAACAACAGTGCTTGCTACACAGAGAAGCCTGACTTCCCAGCCTTTTTAGATGAGTGGAAAAGTTTATATGAGTCCTACTCAGGAGAACGCGGCATGTTCAGCAGAGTTGCTAGTCAAAAGCAAGCTGCAAGAAATGAGCGACGAGATGCTACCTATGATTTTGGAACTAATCCGTGCTCGGAGATCATCCTCAGACCTTACCAGTTCTGCAATCTATCGGAGGTTGTTGTCAGGGAAACCGATAGTCTCGCAGACCTCAAACGAAAAGTACGTGTTGCGACTATCCTTGGAACTCTACAGGCTACGCTGACAGACTTCCGTTATCTGCGTAAGATATGGAAGACTAACACGGAAGAGGAGGCGTTACTCGGTGTATCGTTGACAGGGATTATGGATCATCCAGTCCTGTCTGGGAGGGAAGACAATGTTAAACTTAAGAAGTGGCTTACCGCGATGCGCGAAGAAGCTATTGCGGCTAACAAAGAATGGGCTGATAGACTTGGGATTAATACTTCTGCTGCTATTACTGCTGTTAAGCCCTCCGGTACTGTCAGTCAGCTTGTGGATTCTGCTTCAGGGATTCACCCGCGATACGCGCAGTACTACATTCGTCGCGTAAGGGCTAGCAAGAACGATCCGTTATGTGCCGTGCTGGAGGCTGCTGGTGTGCCTGTGGAGGACGATGTGATGTCACCCAGTACCAAGGTATTCAGCTTCGTTCAGAAGGCTCCTGACGGCGCTGTGACAGCCTCAGAGATGGGTGCTATGGAGCAGTTAGAACTGTGGGAAATCTATCAGGACTACTGGTGCGAGCACAAGCCGTCGATGACTTGTTACTACAGGGATCACGAGTTCTTGGAAGTTGGACAGTGGCTGTACAATAAGTTCGATAAGATCAGTGGCATTTCTTTCTTACCGTACAGCGAACACACGTATCAGCAAGCACCGTATGAGCCGATAGATAAGCAGACTTATCTGAAGCTCAAAAAAGAAATCCCAACCGTTATAGACTGGGATATTCGTGAGGAGGATGACAGGACTGAAGGGTCACAGCAGTTAGCCTGTACAGGTAACAACTGCGAGCTTTAGTGTTACTGGGGAGCTTCGGCTCCCTAGTCTTCAATCCAGTCTTGAGCAAGCCTTCCAAACGGAAGCCAACCTACTGATTCGCTTTTAGCTAAGAAGTCATCCATTTCTTTACTGCCAAATCCAAACTGCATCATGTCTACAAGCGGAGCAAACGCCATAGATATTGGAGCAGGCGCAACAGAAGACACCAACGGAGCTACATCGCCTCCTGTTGCTCTAGCAAGCTGATAAGTTCCTATGGTGTTAAGAGTTACAGCACCTAGCATGTGATCCGCAAAGCGCATCGGCACAGTTTCGATAGAGGGTTCTTCTCCCTTTAGTATGTGACGACCTTCGTTAATAAACGCATTACCGCCACCGACAACTAAGCTGTACGCCATTCCGTTTTTAACTGCTTCTTTTTTGTTACCTGCCTTCCACTCCTGAACAACAAGTTTTTCCATTTGCTCTAGCTGTTTAATCGCAAACGTCCTCAGCATATATGCAACGCGCCAGTTAGGATTGTCAAGGTAAAACTTAGGAAGCTGCGCCATGTCACTAGGCTGTAAACGAGCAAGCTGCGCGGCTGCAAACTCAACCGTTAAGTTTGTTTTCTTTCCTTGTAGTAAATCTTTAGTTAGCCTGTCAAGCTCGTTGTCTGTGAACGCATGTCCCCACTTTTCCTTTAGCTTTCCTGATCGAGCTAGTTGCTGTCCTTCCTTTATTCCTGCACGTAGTGCTACGTTCTTACCAAATCTATCAACATCTCTGAAGCCAGAAAGTTTAAACGCTTCTTCACTTAGCTTATTAAATCTAGCCTGCGCCTTGCCTACGCCTTCACGTATAAATTCACCTGTAGTTTGTTGAGCTAACCCCACGTCTTCAACAGAGATGTTAACACCGCGTTTTCTAATCATGTCAACTAAAACGTCAACAGTATTGTCAGCACCGTAGTTAACAATGCTATTAAACACATCGCCTATGTTTAAGATTGCAGAGTACGGGTTTGCAATAGTTCCCATATAAGCTGCTTTTCTTGCGTTAGCGATTAAACCAGATGGGCCTCTGCTTCCCATTACTATTAAAGATCTTGTTAGGTCTTGCGCTTTGTCAGCAGTAGCCGCGTTAGCGCCTTCTAGTTTAGTGACTGCACGTACCTCATCAAACAGAGCGTCGCCTCTCTTCACTCTTTTTTCTAGTACTTTTAATTTTTGCGCTGCTTTCGCGTCACCCTGTGCAGCTAGTCTAGCTAACTCTTGTCTCTTTGTATTTATGTTTTTTAATTTAAACACGTCTATCAAAGACATTTCCGAATCTGCTCTACGCAACCAGTCAACAGCTACTTGAGAGGGGTTAACGTAGTCCTGCACAATAGGATCGCCTTTTATAATCTGATCTCTTGTTTGCTCAAAAGCAGACGTGTTAGTTTTCTTATTGCTTTTTGTAGTCAAGAAACCATCATTGGTTACTCCCTTCATTTGAGAGGGCCAATAATAATCATCCAAGTGTATTGAACTATCGAGCTTTTGTTTTCTTTCTAAAGACACTGCGCGTATTTTTGCGCGTATAGCTTCAAAGCCTTGGAGGGCTTCATCTCCATAATTTGTTTTAACATGTTTAACAAGATCTTCGTAAGCTTGTTTTCTTATGTCTATATTCTTAAGAGGATTCTTTATATCTATTTGACTCATGTTTAAAAGCAAACGAGTTGCTTCTGCGTCGTCTTGTATAGAATTAAAAAACTTTGTAGTGTTAGAACCGCGCAGTACGTTTTCTGTTACTGCGTGTCTACGTGCCATAGTAGACGCAACGCGCTGAATAGATGCGCCGAAGCGTTTACCTACATATTTCTCTCCCATTATCTGAGCAGAAGAAATGTAGTTTCTAAACCATTTAACAAACTTGTTTGGATCATACTTACCATTAACAAAACCAACATCGTCAGCAAGTGTTCCTAAACGCTTACGAAGTTCTTGTTCTGTTACAGTGTCAAAGTTTATTACAGTTTTTCCTGACACAGATTCAGCGGCTCTTAGTTTTTTGATAGGAACGCCTAGTTCGTCAGACACAGCCTGCAAAGCTTTTCCATAATCTAAACCTTCAAGACTCTTGCCTGTTTCATTAAAGTATTTTAAAGCATAGTCGTCCATCTTACCTTGAAACGCAAGGATAACTTCATCAGCTTGTGGTTCTATCTTAAAAGTTTTACCGTCAATCTCTTCTGTTAATTTACCTTGAAGATAATCACGCGCTCTTTTTTCTTTTGCTATCTGCTGCTCAACTTCTTCAGCGGCTTTCAAAGCACGACCTTCAGCACGACCAAGCACACCGCCAACAGCAGCACCAAGACCGCCAGATACAGCGCCTGTTTTTAACGCATCAACAGTACGCTCTGCGAAGTCACCTTCACCTTCCATGAAACCATAAACAGCACCTTCAGCAAACGCTACGCCTCCCTGACGAACTGCGCCACTAGCTAAAGTTTTACCTACTCCTGCCATTTTCATCAGCATAGAGCTAGGCATTAAGCTAGTTCCGATTAGAGTTGTATACGCCAAAGCAGGGTGTTGTTCAAAAAGCTCTTCTTCAATTCTGCGCTCTTCAGCTAACTGTGTTTCGTAATCGACACCCGTAAGCTTGCTTAGTGCAAACGCTCTAGCTTCGTCTCCAACAATACCTGCTGTAAGACCCTCAAGAGCAACGCCACTTATTGCTCGGATCTCTTCAGTTACGTCTAAAGGATCTGCAACAATACGCCGAAGCTCTTGACCTTTTGCTATAAGTTCTTCAGGCGCTCCTTTAGAAACAAGCTTTTCAAGCATTGAATCAACTTCAGCTACACGCGAAAGCAAAGCTTCGTTTTCTTCAACAGCTTCAATTTGTCTTTCTTCCCTGCTTAAAGGAATATCTACACCGCTGTCCAAGCTTTGAATTAACTGAATAGCTTTATCTAAAAGCTCTTGAGGAGCGTTCTTTTCCTTAAGCTCTTTATACGTATTAAATACTTCAACTTTCAAAGAAACGGACATTGAAGTTCCTCAGTCAATTGCGTTATCTAAAAATGCTTGAGCTTGTTCTCTAAATTCCCTTGCTAGTTTTTCTTCCGGCGTTTCTCCGTTAGCTCCATCCCCTTCTGTTGCAAACATTAACATAGCCTCATCAATAGAAGAACCGTTAACAAAAGCATCAGCAGCTTTCAAGGCTAGTTTTGCAGCCATTGCGTTTTCTTTTTCTTCAGTGTCACGTCCCGGAAGGTTTAAAGTTTGCACATAAGAAAGTGCAGCCTCTTGAAACAATCCAGCCATAGCCGCTGACGGAACTGTTCTGCTTGCGTAACTACTTGCCAATGCTTTAGAAAGAACAGTATTTGCTGTCTTGGGGTCATGTTTAGCCAGCTTCATAAAAGTACTAACATCGGCATCTTTATCAAGCCCTAACATTTTTCTAACGTCTTCTTCTTTATAAGAAAACTTTCCATCCTCTGCGTCTTTTCGTAGCTTTTCAAGCTGAAGATCTTTAGCTTCATTTTCTTTTTCAATAGCAGTAAACACACCTTCTTTGTCTGGATAAGTCTGTAAAAACTTTTCTTTGCCTCCTTCCGTTCCAGCTAGTCCACGCGCAAGTTGCGTAGCTGAAGCGTATTGAGCACTGTCAAGCTCAAGTTTTCGTTTAGTTGCGCGGTAATCAGAAGTGTCCATAAACTCTCGATGCTGTTCCGCTGCTCTTTGTGATGCCTCTTCTGAAAGACCTAACTGTTTCAATCTAATTTGAAGACCTTTGTCTGCACGCTCAGATGCTTTTCGTGCCTCTGTCTGCCTAAACACAGCGTCTTCTGCCTGCATAGACATTTGAGAAATGTTCATTGGATCAAGCCCCGGAACAGCGCCACCAATGGCATTAGCAGATTGCTGCAGTGCAGTTAGTTTTTCCTGTTTATCTGATGGACTTAGTGATTCATCTTTTAAAACAGAGGTCATTTGATTTTGCAAATACCCTAACCCGCTTTGAGCGTTTTGCTGACGCTGCTTTAATCGAAGGGCTTTAGCTTGACTTGATAACTCTAACGCAGCTTTAGGGTCTGTCTTAATAATAGATGTTGCAGCGTTTTCTATTACATCTGGATCGTTGCTTGAGATTGCTGTTTGTAGCTGCTCCAACATACCCTGCCTAGCTTTACGTTCAGCAGCCGCTGCAGGCGCACCGCCGATTGCACCGCCAAGCTCAAACAAACCCTGACCGTAACTTGGCTGAGTTAGGGCCTGTAAAAA